AACACTTTCTTATCATAAGCTTCAGCCAAAGCATGACCGATCTTAGAAGAGATCTCTGATCTAAGTGAGTAATGTGCAAGTGTTTCGTCTAAGTCATATACGAATGCTGAACTAATTAATAGGTCATCGCATTGTATAGTTTTCTCAGCTACTGGAGGATCACCACTTCCGAGGATAGGTTCGCCGGGAGTATGGTAAGCCGCTTGCATTCTACCTGTGAAGATAAACTGTAAAGATTTACCGTTCTTCAAGGTACGTCTTTGCACGGTGTCACGTGCTATAGTTGCTGACTCATAAGCTTTGAATAGCTCACCTGAGAACAGCTTTAGATAGGTCGCATACTTGGTATCATACGCCTGAGATCCAGCAGTATTAGATACCGCTTTATTCAAAGCACCAAGTACCGACTGCGTAGCGTTAGCCATTTGTTCGGTTAAAAATTAAAGGTATATTTGTTCGTCTACGTACGTAAAAAGTTGCGAGTCTCAATTAGACTCATTGATATTGTGGTCTATCCCACCGTCTAGACGGCTAATTGGTATCCTCGTAAGGGCAAAAAGCCAAGTGGAGAGAGATCCGACTCTGAGGTGTCTCTCTCCGAAGTAATTAAATTACCACTTCTTCCAAACTACATTGGATCCTGCTAGTAGGTGAGTACCTGCTGCAGAACCTGTGATGTTTGCTGCTTGGAATACAATGTTACCTTTTGTTGCTGCTGTTGAAAGAGCATTAAAATGTACTTGTAACCATAAAGCAGATGTATCAGCACCCGCATCAATACCAACGGTAATACCAGCACCGTCAGTTGAATAAGTACCAGTACCTTCGATACCAGCTGCTGATGGTGTAGCACCGCTAGTAATCTCTGCTACTGATGCAAGGGATTGAGTTGCAATAGTTGTGGCAACTGCTGTTGATCCATCAGACTGAGCTAAGTTTGCAATTCTGTAGCTAAGTTCATTAGTGTTATCTGTATCATACCAGATAGTATAGATACCCATAACTCTTTCATAGCCACCGATTGGTATACTAAGAGCAGACTGAGTTGCTAGTGTAGCAGATGATAGAGATGATCCATCATTAGCTAGGATAGCTCCGTTATCATAGAACGTACCTGAAGTATATGCAGTAGTTCCGTAAGTTGTATTTGAAGTAAATGCCATTGTTATATTAAGAAGTTGACCTCCCGCAGTTTCGCTACGGGAGACGTGTTAGTTTAATGTGGTTACGCACATTGAATACTACTTACATTTAGTGTATTCTATGCCACGATATACGTAGGTTACTGTTGTGCAAGACATAGTAATTCTCCATATACCACAACCCCGTTCCATGCTGTGGTGATCATGCGTCCCGTTAAGGATGAACGGACGTGGCTATTACCCTAGTGAGGGAGCTGTTAGTGCAACCTCAGATGACTCAACTGCTGCTAAGTCAAGAGGGAAATTGTGTGCGTTTCTTTCGTGCATAACTTCCATACCTAAGTTAGCTCTGTTCAGAACATCTGCCCAAGTAGGAATGATTTTACTGTTTGAGTCAACGATAGATTGGTTAAAGTTAAAACCGTTAAGGTTGAAAGCCATTGTGCAGACTCCCATAGAGGTAAGCCATATGCCAACGACGGGCCAAACACCGAGAAAAAAATGTAAAGCACGGCTATTGTTAAAAGAAGCATACTGAAATATTAAGCGACCGAAGTAGCCATGAGCAGCGACGATGTTATACGTCTCTTCTTCCTGACCAAATTTATAACCATAGTTTTGTGATTCTTGTTCAGTCGTCTCCTTGATAAGTGAAGAAGTGACCAGACTTCCGTGCATAGCAGCAAACAAAGCACCCCCGAAAACCCCAGCAACGCCGAGCATATGGAATGGATGCATAAGGATATTGTGTTCTGCTTGGAAGACGAACATAAAATTGAAAGTACCAGAAATACCAAGAGGCATACCATCACTAAAGCTCCCTTGCCCAAAAGGGTATACAAGGAACACGGCTGCTGCCGCTGAAAGTGGTGCTGAATATGCTACTGATATCCACGGTCTCATACCTAGTCTATAACTAAGTTCCCATTGGCGTCCCATGTAAGATGCGATACCGAGGAGAAAGTGGAACACAATGAGTTGATATGGTCCTCCGTTATACAACCATTCGTCGAGGGTTGCAGCTTCCCAGATTGGGTAGAAGTGAAGACCGATTGCGTTACTTGACGGGACGACTGCTCCCGAGATGATGTTGTTACCATAAAGAAGAGATCCTGCGACGGGTTCACGAATGCCATCAATGTCCACGGGGGGTGCAGCGATGAAGGCAATAATAAAACAAGTTGCTGCTGTTAAGAGTGCGGGTATCATGAGTACACCAAACCAACCGACGTAGATTCGGTTGTTGGTGTTGGTGACCCATTCACAGAAACTCTCCCAATTTGTTTGTTGATCTTGAAGAGTGAGTGATGCCATTAATTTAGAAAGTAAACTTTGTACCTAGTTTTGTACCCCAGTTATTGTCAGCATCTTCTACTTGAGAGAAAGATAGCTCACCATAAACACCTAACTTAGATGTAACAGGGAAACTGGCTCCTGTTTTACCAGACCAGTTGGAGTTAGAGTCTGCACCATCGGCAGCATTAACTGTTTTACCACCTTGGATATACCAAGCTAGATCATTAGCTTCACCTTCAAAACCTAAGTGTAGGTCTGTGGCTGTTGACTTATAATCAGAACCAGTAAAGTTAGAGTTAGTTTCTACGTTAACGTAAGGACCAGCTAGTACTGGTGAAGATAGTGTAGCTGCTGCTACTGTTAAGATAATTTTTTTCATTAAAATATTCCGGGAATGATTTGACCAGTTGTGACGTAAGCTCCGATAGCTGCTACGAATCCAATCATAGCTGCCCAACCGTTAAATCTTTCTGCTTCGTTTGTCATAATAGGGTTGATGTTTGTAGGGTAGTCAGCGATAACTCTCGCTGGTATTTCTTTTGGGAAAATATTTTGTTTCCCATATTCAGTAGTTACTGTCATAGAAATAAAGAGTAAATCATTAGGCGAGTTACGATATGATTCGGGTCGCCGGTATGATTACTTCTTCTTCGGTGGTCTACCGGGTTTAGAATAAGTTCCTTTACCTCTTGGCATTACTGTGCAGCTCCTGCGTCTTGTGTAGTGTTAGCTGTTTTACCAACGAGCTTGTTACATTGAGCTAATTGTGCTGCCATGGTACCATTGTCATTATAAGGAATGAACCAACGATCACCTGTAGCATTCACTTTATATTTTACCCTCATAGCATTGTTTCGTGCTGAGGGATCATAAGCTTTTGACATAATTAAAATTGTAAATTAGATCTTTCAAGTTTATCGTATACATCCTGACGATAAGCAGGATCTCTTTCATAACGAAGATCAGACATAGCTTGTACTACTTCAGATTGACTACGGAAGACATCTCCAGATGATTTAGCAGGTTTACCAGTAAGCATCTTACCTTCGTAACCTTCAGCATTTTCATATTGTGCTTTTAATCCATCAACTGCCAGTTGTACAGTATTAAAATCACCATTACCTACTAAAGAATTAAATGCTTCTAAAGTAGTTGGTTCTAAATTTTCTGTTGCCCAACTTATCATTTTATTATACTGTGCTTCACCACCAACAGACGTTTGTATCTTGGTAACTTCTGCATCAGTTAAGTCAGCTGTTTCAGAATTAGTATAACCTGATTCAGCTGCTCTACCAGTTAAATAAGAATCAATAGCAGCTCTAGATAATCCCGTATCTTCTAAAGTTTTATACATGTCATCAGTAATTTTACCTTTTGTTTCGTGAAAATGTTTACTGATTTCCCATGGGTCTACATTATTTTCTTGGAATAAAGCTCCAAGTTTTTCACCGTACTGTTCGTTAACTGTTTCATAGTTAACTGTACCATCTTTATTATAAGTATTATCTTCAGTAGTTGTAGTTTCAGGCTTATCTTCTTCGTCTGGTTGTGATTGTGATTCATCTGAACCTAACTTTTTTTGTAATTCTAAATATGCATTCTCAAGTTCTTCAGCATTTTTAAATTTACCTGCTAAGAGTTCAGCTTCTTCTTGTTGTAGTTTATCTGCAACCTCTAACGAGTTCTGTTCGTCTTCTGATAATTCAGGAGCATCAGCTGGGGTAGGATCATACGTTAGTTTTTCTGTCATTCTTTGTATCCTTTAGCGGTGGTTACTTTTAAATTACCAAGTCCCACTGTTGTAACTAGCTCAGGATCAGGTCCTATGTTTGCTCTAGCTGTGAACTGAGTTGGCTTGGCTATTTCATTTTTATCAACCAGAGTTTCTGGTTTACTTACCTCAGGTAGTGGTTTCTTAGCCACCTTCTGTGGTCGGGATGGTTTCCTCTTCTGCATTGTTTCCTAATTGATCTGCGGTTTGACTCATTGCTTCACCGACTGCTGGGTTCTTACTTGGATCAGCCATAGGTGAGTTAGCAAACTGTCCTGCTTGTTCTAATAACGCTTGTTGTTGCATCATCTGTTGTTGCTGCATGCGTTCTTGCTCCATGGTTTCTTGAGTCTTAATTAGATTAAGAACATCAATACCTTGAGCAGCTGCAAGACGTTTAATAAATTCTCCAGAATCTAAGAACTGTCCTATTGCATCAGGTCCTAATGTTTGTGCCAAGGTTTGAATAAACATAACTAAACTTTGTTGATCCTGTCCTCGACCTAACGCATTCACACCTGCCACAATTTGTGGACGTACTAAGTCCTTAGGTATTTTTGGTAATTCTCTGTTACGTTGTAAGATATGTAAGGTTCTATTCAAATATGGAATAAGAAACTCAACTGTAAGTAAACTGAATAGTCCACCTAACTGTTGTTCTAGTTCCATCTGAGTAAGGCGTACCTCCTCAGCTGTGGTTCTCTCACTCTGTCTTACATTTAAGAGTAAGAAAGCATCACTAATTCTACGTTCAAGTGTGTTTATCTGTTCAGCTGCTGTTCTAAAGTCAGCTGTCTTACCTACTTGAACGACACCTACATCTTCGGGTCGTCCTTGAACGATTGCACCGTTGCCAGCATCGGCTATAGTCTTTGGTTTGGTAGTGCTGGATGGTGATACAAGGAAAACTACTTTCGACGCTGCTGCAGAGCCTTCTACGAGTGCCTGAGACAATCCTTCAAGAGATCTAATATCTCCTAAAAATTCCTCAACTCTACCTCGTCCATAATCTTCTCCATCTACTGTGTTGAATCGTAATGTCAACCAAGGAGAAGTATTCTTTGGAGCTGTACTGCGGCTGCCGGGGATAATTCTATCCAGAGCTTCTTGATGCCATACCCATCTACCATTATCATCTAGTCTGACGTAAGTATACACTTCTACGTCTTGATCATCTGAACCTGTCTTGTAACCGTCGTCTCCGGGAGAGTTAGGTAAAGGTTCTGGCAGGTCCATTGCCAAAATCTTACGACTTATTAGTTCCTTTGTTAATATCTCACAAACATTTCCGTTACCGTCACGATTAATAACGTAACGATTTAAGGGATAGTTTTTGAGACCGTCCTTGCCCATAAATATTAATGCATTACCACTAACAATTAAATGTTTAAGTGCTTGATGGACTACAACTCTATCGCTAGAGGCATTAATATAATCCATAACCATTCTCTCCATTTTAGAGAATGATAAATCTAATTCACTTCTTATTTCTCTTGGTATTTCATCACCTAACTTGTCATCTCTTACTTGTAGTTTGAAAAAACTTGTCTGTGGTGGTAGCAATGCAAGCATAAGTTTGGCTGCCAAATTGACAACACACTTACTACCTACTGATTGCCATGGTGTATGTAACTTCTGATGAGTTGGTCGTGAACTGAGATCTTCTTGTATAAGATAAGGCAACGTTAATCTTGAACACTCAACTGCGGTATCAAGGAACTGTGATCTACCTCGGGATAGTTGTGTGTATCTGTCACGTGCTTTCATATTTTATCCTTGATAAGTATCTGAAGTTGTCAGTTTCTCTTTATTTTTCTTTGTTTTTTTAGGTGTTAATTTCCATGATGGAACATTTGTACCTGAAACAGGATTTTCGTAAGGGTTATCTGTATCTTTACGAAGCTCCTCTTTAGTTAAAGGCTTTGGCATTGACTGCTGGCCTCCCATTGAACACATAATTATTATTTGATATTGGGTATTCCTTGATCAGGTGTACCGGGATTCATACTTGGATCAATAGCATCAAAGACTTTTACACCTTTACGTACTGTATCCGCTTTTAATTTTTTACGTTTCTTACCTGTAATAATATTAGGATCTTCTGTTTCCTCTTCTATTCTTTCAGGTGTTGGTATATCTCTGACCGGAGCTGGCGTTTTTAATGCTGGCTGTGGTGTCATAGGTTCTGGTGCTGGTGGTGACCCACCTCCTCCGAAGCACATAATTTATTCCTCGTTAATAAGTTGTTTAATATATTCGACCACGCTGGCTTGACCTGCACGGTACATGATTGATTCAATTGGTTCTTTGGGGTGGACGTGATGCCATTTAAAATTGTCTTCTACTTTTTTAAGTAGTTCTTCTACACGTTCGTTGTGTAGCTTAAGAGTATTGAGGGAGATTGACATTAGAATGTTCAAAGAATGCTGGCATCCTTGCCGCCTGTGTCTCAGAAAGTTGTGGAGCTTTCCCATCATACATTAAGCGGTCTGAGGAATCCAGCCAAAATTTTTTGTCCAAATATTTATCGGAGTTACTACCTAATGGTTGCATTATCCAATTAATAGTGGCTTTACGAAGCTTGTCCAAAGAATTGCTAGGAACAAGACCCAACTCACTACATACAAGACTATTTGTTGCAACGTGGATTTGTTCATCTCTGGAAATATCAGCTGATACTGTTCTGAGAGCAGGATCACCAGTAAAGCGAAAGAAAGGTAGTAGAACAAAGAATATAGCTCGTTCTGCAACCAAGGCTTTTGTAATTGTGTGGTCTGGGTGATTAATCCAAGCATCTCTTAACCTCAGAGCTTCGTATTCTGCTTTTGTATCTGCACCATGTGCATCTACGATATATTGTAATGCTTTATCGTGACGTTCTTCATCAACTACATTATCTTCTAATAATTTTCGAGCGTTTTCGGGAACGTCCTTTTCAAGACCTTCCTTAATGAACTCACCAACTGGTAGCTCCATATGACGTATTGCGAGAGCACGTCTGATGGTTTCTTCTGCACCAGCTTTAAGGACTCCGGCTGTTGGTTTAACAGGAGTCCATTTTCTTTTCCTACTAAGGAGTTTTTCATAAGGATCTTTTTTCATTATTCTTGACAGTCACAAGTTACTGGATTATCTAAAATGTCTTTCAAGTAATCGTCAACTTCATCCTGATCAAGAGCTGCGTACGCATTTGTCTTATCCTGAGTATCACCCATTACTTGTAGAGAATAGTAAAGGGAGGTCTGAGGAGAATCCAACCACTCTTCAACGAACGCATTGTCGTAGGCTACAACATCACTCCAAGAGTTAAAGCTGTATCCGTGAAGAAGTCCCGTAGCGTCGAGTAATTTTACAATACCATCGGCGACACGTTTGTAAACGTCCCAACCGACTTCTGAGGCAATCTCGACATCGCCATATTCAACTCTTTCCACACCAAAAGTGCCAGAGTCACGGTCTACACTCCTTGCTATTGGAGGTGCAATTTCTGGAGTACAAGTGTATCCATCTATATCTTTACTTCTATATGAACAAGATGCAGTAGGTGCGATAGCAAACGCACGTGCCATGTTATTGTGATTAGCTATATGTGCCGCTCCTTCAATAGCATTCTGTAACTGTTCGTATATATAAAATGCAGTCTCACTACATTCTTTTCTTTCTAACGCATTAGCAAAATCTGCATACGTTACTTTATTTTTTCTTAGGAAATTAGCAAGACCAAGCATGCCTAGTCCTACTTGCCT